TGACCCTATTCTTCGGGCCTATGACAACGCTATCGCTGGTGTCCAGGCGGAACTCGATGCACTGACCGCCTTTTTGCGTTGAGAAAGAGGATTAAGTCATGACAAACACAATCACACTCTATCGTCATATCCACGCCAAAGTGCCTATTCAATGCTCTCTTAAGGATAGCTACAGTCTTGAGCCATACTACAGCAGCGACGAGTATGAGCGGGTCGGCCACGATGATGGCGGCAAGCGATATTTGCTTCCCGCTGGCTTTTCGCTTGGCAAAACACTGGACGCGCAGCCCGCTATTTTTGGGCCGTCCGGCTACGCTGTCGAGTTGGATGCATTTGGCACAGCGCCGCGTTTGACTGATTATCATTGGGATCGGGAGCCAAACTATTATCTCCTCAAAGAGGCTTAGCCAATGAGCAAGCACCACTCCCGCATTATTCGACTGGTTCCAGCGCCTCTCAATACCATCAAAGGATGGGAGGCGGGCAAATCAACGAGCCATCAATCGGCCTTGGCTGCGCTGCTGTTGATAATTACAGGCGTGCCGAAGCAATTCCGATAAGCTATCATCTAGCAAGATTAAACAAAAAGGAATCATAAAATGCCAACAGCATTAGAATTGGCCGTGCAATCGGCATGATTGTTCATTCATTCCCTTTGACAACGGATATTGCCAAGGCGCTGGAAATCACAACGCGCAAAACCGGATGGCTGGTTGCAATGAAGCCCAATGCCGGAGTCCTAGCTAAATTCGCATCGAAGGAATATAAGGGCTTCTCGATAGGCGGTTCAGGGGAGTTTGAAAAAGATGCGTGATGGCAAAGGCGGCTTCGTAAGAGGGAAATTCCGCACCCTGAAACTAGACGAATTATCGGCGGTTGATGATCCTGCGCAGGAAGGCGCACGGGCCGCGATAATGAAGCGTCGCGGCGATTCGGCGCTGGCCCCTATCGCAAAATATATTGATACCGCCGAGGGGGCGCGTAGTTTTGCGGCTGTCTTGGAAGATTCCGAAAAAGACCGGAAACATTGGGCGGCGCTTGATAAAATCTGGCCTGTAATTAGTGCCGTGACAGATTCGATTCGCAGTATTATAGGGGATAGCAAGATTGGATGGGATGCCAAGCAAGCGATGCTCCGCGATAGTGTTGAAAGCTTCCTTCGGGAAGTGAACGACAAAAGCCCGGACATCGAGGCAGAACTTCTAAAATATCTTGAAAAGGGAGTAGCAGACATGGACCTCCAGAAGCAACTGGACGACGCAAACGCCGAAATCGCCAAGCTAAAAAGCACTGTGACCGATCTCGAAAAGGCCAGCGATGCGGCCAACGCTAAGATGGAAGCATCCGATAAGGAAAAGAAGGACGCCGAGCTGGCTCTGGAAAATCTTAAGAAATCCGGCGATGATGAAATTCTGAAAGTCGGCGATGCTGAAATCCGCAAATCAGTAGCGGGTGAAGCGCAATTTGCTATCCTAAAAGCGCAGCAGTCTGTCATTGAAAAACAGAATGATACAATCGTTATGCAGGCGTTTGAAAAAACAGCAGGCACAGACTTTGCGCAGGTTGTCGGCACAGATACCGAAAAGGCGCTTATCTTGAAGGCTCGCACCGCGATGCCCGAGGCCGCGCAAAAGGCGCTTGATGCCGTTATGGCTTCTGCGCAGAAAATGGCCGCCGCCGGATTTACCGAGGAAGGCCATGCCGATGTTGCCAAAACCGCCGATGCCCAAAAGGCAAAGGGCGATTATTTGGGCAAGGTCAAAGAAATCGAAAAGCGCGACGATATTCCAAATCATCAGGCGATGCAAAAAGCCCGTGATGAATATCCAGAGCTATTCAAAGCCTATCACGCATCGAGCCAGACCGAGGCCGCTTAATCACGGCCCCGTCAGGGGAAATCTAGCGGCAAGCCCGCGCAGACAAGGGAGTAAAGAAAATGGCGACACAAAAGCAAGACGGCTTGTTTACCGATTGCGGAGCCAGCGGTGTTGATTTGACGGGCAAGGAAGAGTATTTTTGCCGCCGGAACAGCAGCAACCAGATTGTCCTTTGCGCGGCGGGTGAGCGCATTGACGGCGTTCTTTCCGAAGGCAAGGCGGTTGGCCTCCACTCCAGTTACAATACTGGCGGCGGTTGGCTTCGCGTTATCGCTGGCGGCGCAATCGCAATTGGCGATAAAGTACAATCCGATGCCAATGGCAAGGGTATCAGTGGCGCAACCAATCATTTCGGGACGGCGCGGAGCGCGGTAACGGCTGCAAATCAAATTGTCGAAGTTATCCCTGATCGCACTTGATAGCTTTGAACAATCCATTTTCTCGCAAGGGGGAGTTAAGTAAAATGAGTTTCCAGACACAACGCGCCGCTAAGGTCAATGACGTCAAAGGCGCGATTCACGTCGATGGTTATTTGACCAGCTTTTCCTTGTCATACCGCCAAGGCGCAAACGCTTATATCAGCGGCATGGCTTCGACATCTATTCCGGTCCTCAAGGAATCTGATAAATATGTCGTCTACCCACGCGGCTATATGCTCCGCGATGAAGCGCAGGTTCGCCCATTGGGAGGCCGCCCTGCGCAGGTCAACCAGAAGCTTGATAGCGGCAATTACAACGCCGAGGAATGGGCGTTAGAAACAACGCTAGACGACCGCCAACGTGCAAATACCGATCAGCCAATTAACTTGGAAGAAGGCGCTATCATGACGCTGGAAACCAAGCAGTTGATCCGCGAAGACCGTATTTGGTGCGAAAGCTTCTTCCGGACGGGCGTTTGGTCCTTTGAGGAAATCGGCGGGACGGATTTTACCCCGTTCAATGATGCTGCATCTACCCCAATCACGGTTATTGAAAACCTGAAATTGCAACAGGCGCAATCGACAGGCATTATGCCGAATACTTTGGTGCTTGGGGCGAATGTTCGTGCGGCGCTCAAGAATAATCCAGACATGCTAGACCGCATCAAATACACGCAGCGCGGCGTCGTAACAGACGATTTGCTTGCGTCGTTATTTGAAGTACAGAGCGTCAAAACGCCGATGGCAATTTACAACGCGGCATTAGAAGGCGCGGATGATGATTTTGAATTCATCTGCGATCCAAACGCAATGTGGCTTGGCTATATCGCGCCTAACGGTGGGCTGAACGTACCCACCGCGATTGCGCGTTTCGGTTGGAACGGACTTATCCCCGGCGCTTCGACTAATCAGGGCGGGGTTATCACGCGGGGCCGTGATGATCGTGCTTATTCCGATTGGTTCCATAGCCGCAACGCCTTTGATCTAAAGCTTGTCGCTTCCGATCTAGGCATGTTTATCTCGGATGCCGTTATTCCGGTAAGCAACTAACCGATGGCGATCCGCGCACTGCCACCTTATGATCCGGCCCGCGATTTTATCGTAGACCGCGAGGGTTGGTTGTGCGGGGGTCGCCGCTATCGGCGCGGTGAAGCATTTCGCAAGCTGGGGCTTACCCCGCGCCAGATACGCCTATTTTACGATCAGCGGGTAATTCGCTTCGCCGATCCCGCCGAGCATGAAAAGCGCGGGCCTACGCCTGTTCCTATCGGCTCCAAAGACGCCAAGCGCCGCCTTGCCCCGCAACCCAAAACGCCAGATGCCGAGCAAGCAGCTACGGCTGTTGATGCGCTGATTGATGCCCATACCCTTGCCAATCTGAAAGCAACGGCAGCCACTTTGGGCATTGATATTTCCCATCTCCGCACAAAGCGCGATATTGCGGGCGCGATTGTCGACTCCGGCAATGAGCCTTCTTGACGACCAAATTGCGGTTAAGGTCTTTGCCGCATTCAAAGGAAAATTGCATAAAGGCATATTGCTCAAAGCGGGCATGGCCGAGTCCGGCGGGCTGGACGAATTAGGCGATCCGGTTGACGTATCCGCAGCCCAATATCCCTGCGAAGGCTTCGATAGCCGCTATTCAGAATTTTACCGTACGCAGGCTGGCATTCCAGACGGCGATGTTAAAATTTCCATATTTGCAAAATCACTTAGCCAAGGCATTGAGCCTGAAAAGGACGACCGTGCCTTGATTGGGGCGCGTTGGTATCAAATCCGCAAAGTCGCCCGCGATCCAGCTACAGCCCTATGGACCTGCCAATCCTTCCCGATTGCTGTGCCGGGGGATATTTGATGAGCGTAAACTGGAATGATACCGCAACAATAGCCCGCTTTAGCCGCGCCGCGAATATCGGCGTTGCGCGGGGCATTCGGATTGCCGAAACGGAAGCCGTGCGCTCAATCATGGAAGGCCCAAAAACGGGCACGATATACAATAAGCAGAAACCAAAGCGCACTCATCAAGCCTCCGCCCCGGATGAAAGCCCTGCGAATGATTTAGGAAGACTGGTTAATAGCCGCACGGTTGAGGATTTTCCCGCGCAGAACCGAAGCCGCCTGACATTCCGTACCGATTACGCTTTGAAATTGGAAGTTGGAACGCCAAATATGGAAGCGCGGCCTTATGCGAGGCGGGCGCTCAATGTGAAATTGGATGAAATTCAAGACGCCGTAAGAAGCGAAATTGCCAAAGCAGCCAAGGGGGGCGGCGTATAATGCCTGATTTATCCGCCGCGCTGCGCAATGCAATCATTGGCCATTTGCCGATTTCAGCCCATCTAGCGCAATGGAGCGGCGAGCCTGCGGTCTTTACCCGCGTTCCCGTTCCGGAGGAGACCCCATACCCTTTGTGCGTCATTCCCGCCGCTATCTCGATTACTGATTTTGATGGCCTCAATTCATCGCGACCAATCGTCCAGCGCGATATTATATTTTACGGGCGCAAAGGCGGAGCGGGCAATGATGATTATCGGATTATCGAACAAATGGCGTTCGAGGCGCGGCGCTTGTTCCACCGCCAGAAATTTTCGGCTATTCCAAACGGATTCGCCGTGGTAGATATTCGCGTGAATGGCCCCACGCCTGCACCTGTTGACGATGAAAAAACAGTCGCAAGAATGGTAAGCCTGATTATTCGGTTAAGGGAGATTTGAAATGACCATCAGTGCAGCAGCCGGAGCGCGAGTATTCATCGGGACAACGGCAATCCCTGTTATCGGCCCCGATTATATTGATGCGGACGTGCTTTTGGAATTTGAAGCCGACAGCTATATCGAAGTTGGCGAAGTCGAGGATTTGGGCGAATTTGGCGATGAATCGGAAGAGATACCGTTTACTTCCCTTGCAGATAGCCGCGTTCGCAAATTGAAAGGCCCGCGTGATGCAGGCTCAATTCCGATTGTGGTGGGCGATGATGTTTTGGATGATGGACAAGCAGCAATGGAAGCCGCCGAGCGCACTCCGCTTGATTACAATTTCAAGATCATTTTGAACGATGCGCAGACTTTAGGCGGCAGTAATTCGGCCCATTATTTTTACGGAAAAGTCATGAGCAAGCGCCGCAATGTTGGCCAAGCAAATAACGTCATTCGCCGGACATTCAATGTCGGCATTAACAGCCCGATTATCAGCACCGATCCAAGTTAATGGCAAAAGCGGAAATAGGCGGCGGCGATGTCCCGATCATCCTAGATGGTCGGGAATTGCTTTTGAAGCCCTCGCTTGAGGCCTGCATTGCGATTAGCAAAATGGGTTCAATAAACGAGGTTTTTGCCCATATCCGCTCAATGCATTTTGAGACGATTTGCCAAGTAATTGGCATCGGTATCGGAGCCAATCCACGCCAGCGCGAAAAAGACATTCCAGAGGCCGTGTATAATGCCGGAATTTTTGCGGTATCTGCGGCGGCAATGGAATATGTCCACGTAATTGCCAATGGCGGCAAGCGCGAGGAAGAAGAAGCGGAGGGCGTGCCCGCTGGCGAAAGCCCTTTGGAGCCATCCCCCATTTAGATTATTATACTGATCTGGCGGCCAAAGCGATGGGCTGGCTTGGCTGGCCGCCCGATCAAACTATGGCCGCCGACGTAAATATCGTCCGCATTGCAATTGATGCCAAAATTGATCTGCTCCAAATGGTTTATGGCTCTGGCAAAAAGAGCAAGGCAAATACGGTCCCGATGACGTCTGACAATTTTCGTGCTATGGCCAAATCTCACAATGATAATTGGAGACAAGGCAATGGTCGGCGATAGCGGGGCGCTTGGGCAGGTAGCGGTTGATGTCTATGCTGATTTAAGCAAATTGGCGTCCGATTTCAAAAAAGGCGAGGCTATGGCCTCCTCATTTGATAAGAAAATGTCCAGCAAGGCGTCGGCTGCTGCGGCTAAGAACGAGGCGGCAATGCGCGATTTAGACCGCGCAACCGAGCGCCTGGCAAAAAGCTATTCCCCCCTTCATTCCGCGCAAATCCGGTATGTCAAAGATTTGGCCGATATTGATAGGCTGCAAAAGGCCAATATCTTTAGCGCCAAAGACGCTGCGATGTTTCAGGACAAAGCCGCTCAAGCTTATGCCCGATCATCCGGCGAGTTGCAGAAAGTTTCCGGCACAACCGCAGGGCTTGCATCAAAAGCGGGGCTTTATGTGACCGTTGCCAGCGCCGCGCTGGGTGCTTTGGCAATTGCCGTGAGCGAGGTGACGCAAGCATTTATTGTACACGAAGGCTCTATTGATGCCTTCAATGCCAATCTGAAGCTTACAGGCAATCTTTCGGCGGCAACCAGCGATCAAATTAAGCAAATGGCCACGGCTATTAGCGAAGGGACGCTGCAAACCGAAAAGTCAGTTTTACAGGCCGCTGCATCTTTAGCCAAAGTTCCCGGCATAACAGAGGCCGCATTGCAATCGGCGTTGGAGGCGTCATCGCGCCTTGCCGACGCATTGGGCAAAGATGTAACCGATACGGCCAAAACAACAGGCGAGGTTTTAACCGCTCTGGCCAATAGGGACATGAAAGCCCTGTTCAATGCAATGGAGGGGCTTAATCCATCGCTGCAACTGACAATTGCAAACTTGGCGCAGGCCGGAAAAACCGCCGATGCTCAAAAAGCCCTTATCGCAGGCTTGGCTAATGCGGCGGGCGATGGGCCTAATGGATTGACCACGGCAACCGATAAGGCGGGCAAAAGCTGGGATCGGTTTAAGCAAACATTGGGCGGCCTCCTTGCAGGGCCTATCACCACGGGCTTGGATGCGATAACTACCAGACTTGATTTGATGCGCCAAAGCTCAATTTCAGCGGGATTTGAACTGGCGAAATTATTTTCACTCTCCCCCGTGGGCTTGGTTGCTGGCTTAGGCCAAAAGATTTTGGGATATGATAAAGCGCCCGCGCCTAAACCCGCGAAAAAAACTGCGACGGGACGAAGCAATGCGCAGCAAGCGCAATCCCTAGCGGACAAAAAAGCCCTTGAGGCAATGAAAAAATCTTATGAGGATAAGCCTAAAGGGAGCAGGGCGCGTGTATCCGCCGAGCCTGAATTTACTTCCGAGGATGCAACCGCTGCTTTGCGGGCTGGCGGGCTTAAAACCACATCTGCGCGGCGCAGCTATAAAGAACAGAAAAAAATATATGAGGAATTTCTTGCGGGCAAACGCCCCGGCCCCGTAGCAAAGCCGGGCACAAGTCCGCACGAAAAAGGCATGGCGGTTGATGTTGGCAAAAAGACCAATCCGGGCGCAAGCGCTGCGAAAATTGAGGCCGCATTAGAAGCTGCAGGGGCAAAGAATGTCCGCGTTTTGGACGAGGGCCATGCCTATCATGTGACATGGGCAAAGGGCCGCAAAGACTTGCTGGAAACCGAACGCGATGCGGCGGCTTTGGCTAAGAAACAATCGCAAATGGACGAGCGTTATCGGAATATGCTTTCCGGCTTGCAGGATGAGGAATTGCAATCGCGCTTGAGCGAGGCGAGTAATTCCGAGGAAATTGCCGCTATCCGCAAAGAGCAAGTCAACCGCGAGCGCGATAAGTACAACGCTGGCTTGGACTCGTCTGTCGATCAAGGCGAGCTGACCAAAGCCAATGCTGCAACGCTAAAGGCGGCGAACGAACAACGGCGCATTACGGAATTGCGCCAAGTTGATGCCGAAAAATTGCAGGCGATGAGCGCCGATGAACTTGAAATTTCCAGTTCCAAAATGGATAATGAACGCGATCTGCTCGAATACGCCGCCGACTCCGCCAAAACAATGAAGGCCCGCCGCAAGGCCGAATTGGATTTGCTTGATTTGCAGCACCGCATGGAAGCGGCTCAATTAGATGGCGTTATTGCCAGCGCGGAAACATCTAATACCGAAAAGCAAATAGCCGCCGAGCGCAAAGCGCATTTGGCCGTTTTGAAAAAGCTGCAAATCAGCACTATCGAATCCCAAACGCAGGGGCCGCTTGCCGAATATCTTTCCAGCCTTCCCGATAGCCTTGATAAAATCAATGAGGCTATTGAGCGCATCCGCGTTGATAAGCTTGAGGAGGCCCGCAACCGCAGCGTGGCGATGGCGGATGATATTGGCGAGGCGTTTGCCAACACCGCCCGTTCGATTATCAATCTGGAAAACCCGCTCGATATATTGCGCAACCTTCTTACCGATTTGGCCAGCACGTTTACCGAGGAAGTCTTGATCCGGCCCATAAAGGATTTTGCGCTGCAAAATATCGGCAATCCCTTGGCCGAGCAAGCAACGGGCGCTCCTGCTGGCCCCGAGGGCTTATGGGCCAAAACATTGGAAACATCGTCGGTCAATGCCTCGTTCAAAATTGATGCAATGGCACAAGCCGCAACTCGCGCCGCGCAGGCGCTTATGATGGCCGGAACTGACGGCGCTTTGCCGCTGCAATTAGGTGCGGCGAATGCAGGAACCGAACTATCGAACACCATCCCGGATATTAGCAATTTTGGTAACTCGCTATCGCAGGTATTATCAGGATTAGGCGGGGGTGGCGGCGGCGGTATAGCTTCATTCCTTGGCCTTGCCGCGTCGGTTGCAGGCTCGGCATTTGGCGGCGGCACGGCTATTGATGGCGGCTCTTTAGGCAAATCGCTGCCCGGCGTTGAAAAATTCATTGCCAGTATGCCCGGCAAAGCGGGCGGCGGATCAACTCCGCGCCGCACCCCGTTCATGGTCGGTGAATTGGGCGCGGAGGCGGTATGGGATGATGCGGGCCATTTCATATCGACCGCAAGGCAAACCAATGATCTCGCAAGCCGCATGGAGGCGCTTTCACGCGGCATTCCCGGCAACGCCCGCCCCGGCATTAAGGGCGGAAGCATGAGCGCCAACCGCGCCCGCACAAGCAACTTCCGTTTTGGCGATATTGTATTGCCCGGCCTTACCGACGAGCGGGCGGCGCGGCGCATCGGAAAGCAGGTTATGGCCGGGATTAGGGGCGATATGGCCCGCTCTGCATCACATGGGTTCAGGAGTCCCCAATGATTGATTATCGCATCACAGACCATATTGGCGCGGGCGCTATTATCCGGCCTAAATTCTCAACCGAAATTGTCAAAACAGACGGCGGCTTTGAAGTCCGCAATAGCCGTTGGTCCTATCCGCTGCACGAAATGGAATTTGATTTATCGCCGGGCGTTGCGGGCGATGATGATGATTTGGAGGAATTGCGCGAGTTATTCTATGCGGCGGGCGGCGCGGCGGAGTCATTCAAATTTCGGGACCGATTTGATTATCAGGCGACTGACAGCCAAATAGGTATCGGCGACGGCGGCACAATCATCTGGCAATTGGTCAAAACATACACGCGGGGGGCTTTATCGCGGACCCGCAAGATCACGCGGCCCGTCGCGGGAACTGTTGTTATAAAAGTCAACGGGGCGGTTGCGCCGGGCGCGACGGTCAATTACGCTACAAGCGAGGTTTCAATCACGCCAGCGGTCGGCATTGGCCAGATTATCACCGCAACATTTGAATTTGATATTCCTGTCCGCTTTGCCGATGACTCAATTGACTTTATCGGCCTATCAGGCGATTTGCAGCAGCCAGTTTCAATAATGCTTGAGGAAATCCGCGAATGAGCCGGACGCTTTCATCTGAAAATCAAGTGATGATTGAATCGCGCAATCATTATCGTGCGCGGTGCGTCCGCATCGAAACAATTCAAGGCGAAGTGCTTACCTTTACCGATCACGACAAGGCGCTGGCCTTTGTCTTGCCCGATACGTCGGCTGATTACGAAGAAACCTATTCGCCAAGCACGGGCATAATGACGTCCGAGATTGTGCTTGCGACGGGCTTAGATGTCGATTCCTGCGAAATCAGCGGGCCTATCACAGCCCAGATCACCGCCGCCCATATCTTAGGCAAAAAGTTCAACCGTGCGCGATGCTGGGTATTTGATGTCGATTGGCGCGATCCCGAGGCGGGGCAAATACGGTATTTGGGCGGCACTATTGCGGAGTCACGGCTGGAAGGCCGCCGCTTTCTGTTTGAAGTGCGTAACTATTTTGACGCCTATAACCAATCCATAGGCCGCGTGCTTGCGCCTTATTGCACGGCTGATTTTGGCGATGCGCAATGCACGGTTGGTCGTGCGCCTTATTATGCCACAATTGCAACGGTGACGGATGATTTCAATTTCACTGTCAGCCTTGGCGGGGCTTATGCGAATGATTTTTTTAATCTCGGGACCATAGTATTTACCAGCGGAGATTTGGCTGGAATTGAGGAAATCGAGATATTCGATTATGTCGGCGCAACGGGGCTATTGCAGCTTTTTGTGCCCTGCCCGCAACCGCCTATGGTCGGCGATAGCATTGTGCTTTATCGCGGCTGTTCCAAGCTGAAATCCAGCACTGACACAGCCCTGCCCACCTGCCTGTCTTATGCCAATGTTCTTAATTTCAGAGGTTTTGACCGCGTGCCCGGCTCCGATACTTATCTGAAAATCCCTGTACCGGGCTCGGCGGGCGCGTAATGCCGAGCCGCGATGATATTATTGCGGAGGCTTTTGGCTGGATTGGAACGCCCCATCATCATCAAGCAAGCGCAAAAGGTGCAGGATGCGATTGCAAGGGCTTGATTTGGGGCATAGCGCGGGGTGCGGGTATGCCAGAGGCCGATCATCCGCTTATGGCCCACAGCGCCTATTCGTATAACATTGACACGGATTTCTTGGGCGCGAGCCTTGCAAAAATCTTTAAGCGGGTAGCGGCCCCGCGCCTCGGCGATGTCGCTGTCATAGTGCTTGCGGGCCGCCCGCAACATTTAGGCCTCATCATGCCCGATCATAAAATTTTGCATAGCTACCAAAGAGGGCCGGGATGCGTTATTAACGTGCCGATTGGCCTGTCGCGTAAGTTCGATTCATTCTGGACATGGCCCAGCCTTGGGGACTGATAAATGGCCGATCCGGTAAGCCTTGCGATTACAGTAGCATTAAATGCGGCGGCGATGGCAGCTACCGCCATGCAGAAAATCGAAGGCCCGCGCCTTACCGATTTGTCGGTTACCGTTGCGGATTACGGAACGCCGCTCAATTACATCTATGGAAATCGCCGCGTTGAAGTTCCTGTATTTTACGCCGAGCCGATATTAGAGCGAAGAAAAAAGCGGAAGACCAAGGGTGGTAAATATAACGAATACACCTATTTTGGAACTTGGGCCGTAGAGGTCGCCGATCACGAAATCGCTAGTTACAAGCGTATCTGGTTTGATCGCCATTTGGTTTATGACGCCAACTCCCCCGGCGCAACTTCCATATTTGGATTGGCGGATTCGTATGAGATAAGCAACAGCATCGCTTTCTATTACGGCTCTGAAGATCAAATGCCTAACGAGCGGATGATTGCTACGGTTGAAGCCGAAGAAGGCCCCGATACATGCCCCGCATATCGAGGCGTAAGCTATATATTCTTTATCGACATTCCGCTGGAAAAGTTAGGCAATCGGTTTCCGCAGGTAAGCGTTGAAGTCATTGCAAGCGGCGAGCCAATATATCCCTTTGACACTTTTTCAACCACAACGCCTGCACTTAGCCAACTTGATAACGCGACGTTCTCTCCTGATTATTCGCGATTTATGTGGGCGCTTGGCGATGATTACGAAATTTGGAACGTAGCTACCAGATCACTAATTAGGACAGGGACGTTCCCAACTTCTGTTCCTTATTCTTCTAAGCTTGGAATGTTTAATGACGGTCGCTTAATTATCAGTAACTCTCAAGATGTTTATGTTTTGCGGGCGGACGGATCAACTGAAAGCTATTCTCCGAATTTATTTCCAAACACGACCTTCGACCAACATTTGCAGCGGCAAATCGGCGTTTTTGAAGACGGCAATGGCATCGAGCATTGGGCGAGTACGCCGCAGCCTACCGTCCCGTATTTTTATGTGGACGGCGCTGTGTTTGAGATGGAAGACCTAACTGGAACAATTTGGTATCCTGAAAATTATTTTGTGGATAGTTACGGCGATGTGTGGGCAATTGGGCGTGTTCCGTCAGCAAGCACTACTACCGCTAGATTTTACCGAATTATTGATACCGGAGCGAGGCCGGGTTCATCCGGTTATATCATTGTCACAGGTTTGGTTGACATTGGCGGTGGTTATGGTGAAGTTGCGGCGGTGCATTACAAAGATGCCACGCGCGATCAGTTTGTCTTCCAATGGGGGGGCAGCTCGCTATATGCCGCAGATATAAACACGGGGGCAATAAATGCCAGCTCCATAGGTTTTATTCTTGTGCCTTATTGCACTCCATCGCAATTTTTGAATATGCCGCCGGGTGCTACTTCTATTTGGCTGCAAAACCGTGAATATAGCTTGCGAGACTTATCTATTATTCGGACGGTTAATCTTGCAAGCTGGATAGGCGCTCCGGTTGCGGATGGCATTATTTACGACCCAATAAACAATGCTCTGATAGGTGCCCCCGATGGAATTTTATCAATCACATGGCGCTTTTTGGATAGGGTCGATTTCAGCGGGGTTGCACTGCAATCTATCATAGAAGATGCATCGGTTCGCGCTGGATTAAATTCAGAAGATGTTGACGCCACGCTTTGCACGCAAAATGTACAAGGTTATTCTTGGACACAAGGCAGCGGGAAAGACATAATCGGGCCGTTGCTTGATCTATATGACATTGACGCGCGGCCTCATGATTTTGGCATTGAATTTCTCCCCCGTGGCAGCGCGAGCGGCGGTGCAATCGAAAGCGAGGAATTTGCCATAAGCGGAGCCGATGACGCCCGTTTTGTCGTCACGCTCACCTCGGATACTGATTTGCCGCGCCGCCTGTTTTTCAGCTTTGCCGATGTGGACGCCGATCAACAGCCCAATACGGTGGTTTGCCAACGGCCCGCCGATGCCATAAGCAGCGCCCGCGATTTGTCGATTGATATGACAACGCTGGCCATGACGCCCGCCCGCGCCGCCGATCTTTCCAATCGCATGTTTCGCCGAATTTGGTTCAGCCGCGAAAAGGCCGAATTTGGCATAACCGCCATGCACTTGGGCTTGGAACCCGCTGACATTCAAACTATCGGCTTTGATGGAAATTCTATCACCATGCGGTTGTCGCGGGTTTCGATTGGCGCGGACGGGGTGCTTGCATCGAAATGGAACCGCGATCATCCCAATCTAGCCTTGCTGCCCGGCATGACGGGTGCGCCTGCCTCTGGACGGCCCCCTTCTGTGATATTTGCGCCGGGGCCAAGCCAAGGCTTCTTTCTTGATATACCGTTGCTCGATGATGCCCACGATCAAACTACGCCGCTGATTTATCTAGCCGCAGGGCCTGTCAGTTATACCGATTTTTGGTCGGGTGCAGACATAAGCTATTCGGATTCAGGCATAGCGTCTGAATATGCGGCGGGATGGGATGGGGTTGCTTCATCCGAAGGCTGCGCCCACGGCTCGGTTTTAACCCCGCTTGCCGACTGCTTAACCAGCGTGATTGATTACGGATCGCAGATTGAAATTCAGCTTCTATATGGCGAATTGCAATCCGTTACCGAGGCGCAAATTCTCGCCGATTCCAGCGTTAACCTTGCAATAATCGGCTCCGAGATTGTGCAGTTCATCACCGCAACGCTAATTGGCCCCGCGCTATATCGTGTCAGTGGCTTTGTACGCGGCGCAAGGGGGACGGAACAACATACCGGAAGCCACGATTACATAGAGGATTTCTTGCTACTCGATTCCGTGGTTAAGCGGCATAGCTTAGGAGCTTCCGAAATCGGCGATACCGATTATTACGTCGCGGGCAGCCTTGGCCTCAATCCTGATTTGAACGATGCCGTTGGACTCACCTTCACCGCCGCTGCGCACAAGCCCTATAGCCCCGCGCATCTAGCGGCTGAATATGACGATTATTCGGGCGAATGGACAATAAGCTGGATTCGCCGCTCGCGCATTGGCGGGGCAACGCTAAACGGACAAAATATACCTTTGGGCGAAACATCTGAATCCTATAAGCTGCAAATTCTGGACGGCGCGGGCGTGGTTTTGCGGACGATTGAGCAAGCGGGCAAATCCTATGTTTACGGCATTGCCGAGCAAGTAATAGATTTTGGTGCGCCCGTGACGACTTTTGCGTATAAGGTAGCGCAGCAATCGCCAGCTTTGGGCATAGATGGATTTTATAGCATGGCCGCTGCCGAGATTTGATAAGGGACGGAATATGGCAACACCGAATATCAACGCGCCTGAATGGGCCGCCGCGCAAGAAACGCCGTGGCTTACCGAAAATCAGGCAAAGCGGATATTTGACGCCTTTGCGGTCAAGGCTCCCATTGAGGACCGCAATTTAACCGCGCCGCCGGGATCATGCGCAGATGGAGCCTGCTATCTCATTGCCAGCCCGGCCAGCGGCCTATGGGTTGGCCGCGAGGGGCAAATGGCAATTGCTTTTGGAGCCAACGCCGCCTCGGGATGGGTTTATGCGAGCGTCGCCCGCGAGGGTAATCAGCTTTATGTTCGCGATGAAGCAGTGTTGATTGAATATATCAGCGCCGCTTGGGTTATTGCATCAAATGGCGTAAGCCAGCTTGGCGATTTGTCCGATGTTGCAATTATTGCACCAGTGGATGGCGACATTCTAGTTTATGAAGCATCCTCCGGCTTATGGGCTTCCCAGCAACCCGCCGCCGTTTCCGGCTATCTTGCTGCTGCAAACAACCTGTCCGATTTGGCCAATGCGGCAACGGCGCGGACGAATCTTGGTATCATCCGCCCCGTTGCGTTTTTCTTCACGACCGCCCCAACCGCATCTGAAGTAATGTTGCTTTACACGGCCTGCGAGAGCATCCTTTTGGCCGATGATTTTGCCGGATCAGCAGGCAATGTCGGCACAAACCCGACCGCTTCATTCGCGCTCAATGTCCAGAAAAACGGCGCGAGCGTCGGGACCATCACAATATCAACCGGCGGCGGATTTACGTTTGTCACCAGCGGGACGACGGTCTCTTTGGCGGCGGGTGACCAAATCAAAATTGTTGCACCTGCAACGCCAGATGCCACCATCGCCAATGTTTCCATCACGCTCAAAGGATCTTTATAATGACTGTATTTTTTGCCGCTGGCGAGTTGGAGGCTTATACAGTTTCGGGGCCTGTTACAGAGTCCACCAACTCAGGAACCTACGATACAGCCTGCGCCCGTTGTTCGATACGGCCTTTTACTAATACGGCTGATTATGCGGAAAGCCCTGTTTACACCTCGGCAACGACTTCGTGGACTCATTTTGAAGTCACGACAGGTAATTCGGCGGGCACGTCTGGCAACACGTTAATTACTTGGTACAACAGTTCGGCGACAGCGGTTTTTCGTTTGCAGTTTACAGGTTCGGGAGTCTTGCAGGCGCAATATTGGAACGGCTCGGCGTGGACAAATATCGGCTCGACCACAACATTATCTGTGAGCGTCCGGTATATTATAGATTTGAAAATAATATGTGGTTCTTCGGGTTCGTTTGAACTTTACCTAAACCAGACTCTTACTCTTTCGGGCAGCGCCTCAATGGGATCAGTCACAAATATTGCAAGACATCGCTTGCAGACACCTACTTCGGGCGGCACAGGCGGCGGCTTTAGCCAAATAATTTGCGCAGACGTATCAACCGTGGGCTGGAAGCTTTACCTAAAGCCGCCCACCGGAAATGGGGCGAATACAGCTTTCACAGGGACTTTCGCAGACGTTGACGAAACATCACTTAATGATGCGGATTATATCGAAAGCGTGGCGGCTAATGATGTTGAGACTTACACGGGCGCGGCGATGACATTTGCCAGCGGTGCGGTTAAGGCTGTGGTGGTTTCCGCCCGCGCTTTGAATATTGCCACAGGGCCGCAAAATATGCAGCTTGCTTTGCGGCGCAGCTCGACGAATTATTTTACCGCTGATGTTGCAGGGATAGGAACGGGCTTTGCGCCGTTTCTTGGGATTTGGGAAACCGACCCATCGACAGGCGCAGCTTGGACCTCCGCAAACGCAGCGCTCGCGGCAAATGAATTCGGGGTTAAATCCACAACATGACAATTCGAGTTTCCAAACAGAATTACGGTGTCGTCACGGGGCCGTCGGGGCTGACGGTTTCCAAACAGAATTACGGTGTCGTCACGGGGCCGTCGGGGCTGACGGTTTCCAAGATCAATTATAGTGTGATTATTGACACCAATCTGGTCGCTGGACGCCGCCGACAAATCGTCAACAGTTGAGCCGCATAATTCGTTTGAATAATCACAAAGGATTTGCGATAGCGGGCTATGACGCCAAATCAATTTATCGCCGATCAAGCCGCCGCGCTTTCAACCCTTGAAGCCCATTACGCCACGGCGGACGGCCAAGAGGCAATCAATAAAGCTCTGCTTTGGATATTGTGCCAGCCCGGCAAGGCGGTGGTCACAGGCATGGGCAAATCCGGATTGATTGGCCGCAAAATAGCCGCCACATTGCAATCGACAGGCCAGCCCTCCGCGTTTCTTGATCCCGCCGCCGCCGCGCATGGCGATATGGGTATGATTCAGGATGGCGACTTTTTGCTTGTCCTATCCAATTCAGGCCAGACCAACGAGATTATGCCCGTGCTAGAATATGCCGATGGTCGCAATCGCATAATTGCAATAACTGCCCGCCCGCAAAGCCCGCTGGCCTTGGCCGCCGATGTCGTCCTAACCTATCCCGAAAGGCCAGAAGGTTGCCCAATAGGCCGTGCCCCGATGGCATCGACTCTCATGCAATTGGTTATAGGCGATTGCTTGGCCGCAATGCTTATGGTTGAACGCAAGTTTACGGAAACGGATTTTCTGGCCTTGCATCACGGCGGATATTTGGGCGCTGATATAAGGGGTTCTTTATGTCTAAAATGATAATGATTCCGGCAAGGTGGGATAGCGAGCGATTCCCCGGCAAGATGATGGCGGATATTGCAGGGCGGCCTTTGATTGAATGGACTTGGCGGGCGGCGGTTTCGACAGGAATTAACGTCATTGTCGTTACCGATAGTATTGCAATTTTTAACCATATCGAAAGCCTCGGCGGCATGGCGGCGATGACGCCAAGCGATTTACGCAATGGCACAGAGCGTTGCGCGTGGTGGGCCGATGGAACGCGCTGGCGCTCTATCATAAACTGGCAAGGCGATGCCCCGCTTATCCCGCCGTCATTTGCCAAATCTATTTTTGCTGAATTGGAAGCGGGCGATCCGGCGGTAACAATGGGTGTCTTAGCCGATGCCCATGAAGGCGCGGTGCGGATTACATGCAATCCAGATGGCATAGCGACGGATTTTATGCGCTGCGGGCCGGAGATAACGGGCCGGATTTTGATGCACTGCGGGATTTACGGCTATCAAAGAAATGTTCTTGCGGCTTATAAAAGTACAAAGCCGAGCGCCTTAGAATTGGATCGCGGGCTGGAGCAATTGCGCATTCCGGGGTCAATGAAAGTGCTTATCGGCAAGGCTTCCAAAATACAAATGCGCGAATGCAATTATCCCGCCGATATTCCAGCCCTTGCCGCTGCCTTAACCAAATTGGAAAACTGACATGCAAATCGCCGGAAAAGACCTATCAAACGAACTGTTCTTTATTGCGGGGCCGTGCGCGATTGAAACGCTGGACCATGCGCTTTATTGCGCCGCCGAGATTTCAAGGGTTGCCGAGGCTTTTGGCGTCACGATCATTTACAAATCTAGCTTCGATAAAGCCAACCGAACCAGTGATTCCAGCTTTCGCGGTGTCGGCATAGACGAAGGGCTGCGGATATTGCAGCAAGTGCGCGACCAAATTGAATTGCCAATCTTAACCGACCTGCATGATTTAAGCCAAGCGGGCGCAGTTTGTCCGGTTGTCGATATTGTCCAGACTCCCGCTTTTCTTTGCCGCCAGACTGATTTTATCAAAGGCGTTGCAGCCTATGGCAAGCCGATGAATATCAAAAAAGGGCAATGGATGGCCCCGCAAGATATGGCGGGCGTGATCGACAAATGCCGCGCCGCTGGCAATAAAAACGTCATGTCATGCGAGCGCGGGACGGCCTTTGGTTACGGCAATCTGGTTGTCGATATGCGCGGAATCAAAATCATGCACGGCGCAACGCAGCGGCCGGTTTGTTTTGATGCAACCCATAGCGTTCAATTGCCCGGCGCATTAGGCAATGCCAGCGGCGGCGATAGGACGATGGTTCCATCATTGGCTTCGGCGGCGGTAGCGGCGGGCTGCGATGCAGTGTTTATGGAGTGCCACCCCGATCCCGATAACGCCCCTTGCGATGGCCCCAATAGCATCCATTTGGATAGTCTATACAATATTGTCCGCCGATTGGTCACTATACGCCGCGCAATTGAAGCGGATTTGTAACCCGCCTTGTGAAATTTGATTCTATGTGAGAATAATGCGCCTTGTGATGCCACAAGGGAGCGCCGCCGCCATGCAGATAGACAATCGTTCAATCCAAGCGGCTTTGGCCAAGGCGGGCCATTACGCAGGAAAAATAGACGGCGATTACGGCCCCGCATCTAAGGCAGCCCGCGACAAAGCCCTTATTGCCTTACAAATTGACATTTCAACATGGACCGAGGGCCGCCGCGATACCGCAATCGTACAATGGACAATGATGCGGGCGGGTATCCAATGCACAATTGATGGGCTTTGGGGGCCATCATCCGCCTTTGCCTTGGAGCAATGGCAAAATAAAACGCGCAGCACGTTCCCTTCCCCCGATCAAATTGCGCATCAATCGCCAATTTGGCCAAGGCAGCGAGATATGGTCGCTTTCTACGGCCAGCCCGGCACAAACCATACCAAAGCCGAATTGCCTTATCCTATGAGGCTGGCATGGGATAAAACAAAGACCGTCAACCGCATCGCTATGAACGCCAAATGCGCTCCCGCTTTTATGCGGGCGCTCGCCGCAGCAAAAGCGCATTACGGCTATGATAAACTGGTAACTATGGGACTGGACCTATTTGGCGGCTGCTATAACAACCGCGTCATGCGCGGCGGCACAAATCTTTCAACGCACGCAATGGCGGCGGCGATTGATATTGATCCAGAAAATAATCAACTGCGCTGGGGGGCGGGCAAGGCACGAATGCTTTCCGCTCCCTATTCTGCGTTCATTGATTGCTTTGAAGCCGAGGGGATAATTAGCCTAGGCCGCGAACGGGGGTTCGACGCAATGCATTTTCAAGCAGTTCGACTATAATGTCAGTTCAGGGGGCATCCGTGGAACTAGAATTATTGCGCCAAATCGGCGCAAACGTAGACCGTATATCCAAAGAATCCGCAGCAGACCGAATTACGCTTAACGATATTGACCGCCGCTTAATCCGCTTTGAAGCCAATAGGCTAGAATCCGAAGTTGTGGCGGTCAAAGAAACAATGCACGATTTGGCCGCCAAAATTGACGCACTCGAAAGCGCCGAGGATAAGCGCGAGGGCGCGGTTACTTTGGCAAGCTGGCTATCGAAAAACATGCCTTGGATTTTTGCCTTGAGCGCAGCAATCGCGGCCTTGATAGGCATTGATAAATTTGGCGGCATGAAGTGACTGACAAGCCCCCGCCCAAACATACATTGCGAACCTTCGCGCTGATCTGTGTCGCGGTTTCAAGCGGCTATGTGATGTATATGGGATGGTGGCTGATCAATTTACTATCGGCAAATGATTGGTGCGTAAGGGCGCTTGGCGCAGGCAAGGCATCAGGCAAAAGTGATGGCAGGGAGCTTATCAAAGGGGCCGAGGCTTGCATTGATTTAATGAGCCAGCAAATATCCGCGCTTTCCATCAACAGCTATATTTTTGCCGCAAGCACCGCGCTTTGTCTGCTTGCATTGATGGTTATCGTGATAGCGGGCGGGCGGATTAGCTTCAAAGGCGGCAAAGATGGCATATCTGGCGAAATCGGCAAAGAATTGCCTGCCCGCGAAATCTTGCGCGATGGCGATGTTGTCGAAGTGACCAAAAAGGAATTGCCGCTCGAATTAGGCAAAAAGGACGAAGCGCCGGACGATCAGCCGCCCGAAAACTGGCAACAGGAGAATTGAAATGCTTGGATTTGCTACGGCCAAATTTATAGCAATCGGCGGCGGGATTGTCGCCTTGGCGTTATCCATTGCATTGGGCATCGCGTTGTTGAAATTAGACCGCGCCCAGACAAAAATCGAACGGCAGGAGATTTGGGAGGAAGGCGTCGTTACCGCAATATCGAATGTTGCCAATATCCACGATTCCAAAGGCGGGCGGGCGTTGATTGCTAAAGAATCCGTCATCCACCAAATCGGATATTTTGGCGATGCGATCAATAAGCTAACAGGGGCAGTTGCCGATCAAAACAGCGATATTGAAATGCGCGGGCTAATCCTGAATACCCAGCGCAATGATGCGCGGGAAGATGGGAAACGCTTGGATAAGCTGGCAGGCGCTTCGCAAGCCCAAATTGTCCGCTTGATGGTTATAGCGGGGGCGGTAAAGGAAAACCCCGCTTGCAGGGCCGATCCTGAACTCTTGGCCGCATTGGAGGGCTTGTGATGAGAATTATCGCATTGATCGCGTTGCTGGCCTTGGCCGCTTGCAAAACAACCGCGCCGGAAGTCCGCATAGAAACGATTGAGGTGCTGCGGGAAGTTACAAAGCCTTGCCCCGGCACTCGTCCATCCCGACCTGCCCCAATTGGCGTCCTACCGGGCGATTTGGGGGCGTTGGCGGCTGTTTTGGGAGCCAAGCTTGCCGAATATGCCGCGCCGGGCAAATATGCGGACCAAGCCGACGCTATATTTGATAGATGCCCCCTAGAAGCAATTGCCGCGCCGGAAGAATAACCAACGCGGCGGCGCTTAACTATTGCTTTTTACCAACTCGCTATCAACGCCAATTTTGGCCCAATGATCGCGCACAAGCTCGCGGAATAATATCCGGTCATCATACCATGATTTTGATGCCGCCATCCGCCGCGCTTTTGCCTTTGCAATCTGATCTTGATCGCCGCCGCGTTCGGCAATGTGAATGTCAATATCGAGGTCTTTCATTGCTGCCCAAGTGGCCTCAATCCTTTCGCCTAACTCTTGAATTTTGTGCATTGTCGGCATCCTATAAGTGGGCGCAAAACAGCTTTGCGCGTTTGTTATTTGCCGCCCCTGATAGGTGCGGCCCGTCCTTTGCCTGTCACGCGCCAGACAATAAATTGTCGGCCCTTGCCGTCCTTTCGCCGCCGCATTGCACTATCCTCGATATATCCAGCATCGCGCAATTCAGCCCTGCGGCTCCGATAATTGGAATCAAATTCCTCAAAATGGGCGTACATCTCAAAATCAGTAAAGCCTTCCCGCCCGCATTGCTGCGCATAACGCAAGATTCGATTTTGTATCCATGTCATGTCATTGGTTGCCGCCCGCGCCGCATCATGGCTGGTTTGCGGATCAGCGCGGCGGGCATGGGCTTGGTTGGCTATTTGCATCATTGAAATTACCTTTCCTTAAAATCAATTATGGCCTGCTCCGACAATTTGAATTTCCAAACGTACATCGGAATCGGATTTGTATTTGCAAAGCACATCGCCAAGCGAGACGTCAAAACCGCTGATATGAAAATCGGGCAGTTCAAGATTTTGCTCGTTGGCCAAAATCTCAAATTTACCCTCTGACTCCAGCCTGAAATAATGCCGCCGGATTGCAAAGCCGGGAACAGACCAAGCGTTGATAATATGATCGCGGACCACAAGGCTTGCCGTTCCTATCGAGAGAAAGCTGCAAACCGAGCGCCGCACCTCATCGGCTATTGCATCGCGCAAGGCTGGATTGATGTTATCCAGAGCACGGCGCGGCGCGTCCTCATGCCAAGCGCCGTCATTGATTGCCCGCCAATCCTCCATGTCATGCGCGATCATATCGGCATCGCGGCATTTTTCCATTTCATGCCGATACTCGGCTTGTCGCGCAGGATCGGCTTGCAGGGAGTCACGGCTTGCACCAAATTCCGAGACAACGGAACTGCGCTTTTCATCCGCCCATTGCCGGATTTTGGCGGGCGCGGTTTTATCGCGAGCCAAAAGCATAAAATATGGCTCATCATTAAGCGCCTTGGAATAAGCGTCGTATAGGCCCGGACAAATTTTGCTGCTCATTGCTCATCTCCCAATAAATTATTTTGCGGTACTGTGCTATCGCCCGTTTCTATTTCCTCAATTTCAGCTTCGCGCACTTCCTCATCTTTTGCGCGTTGGTCGTTTATTTCAGCGGCTTCCAATTCGCCAAAACGCTTTGCGCCTGCGGTAACGGCCCGCGAATAAGACTCCTCGTCCGTTTCGCTGACTTGCACCAATAATCGCAAATTAGCATCCTGCATTTGATAATCCGCCAGCCCGTCCAAAGAGACTTGCCGCGCAAGCCCTGCGATATAATCATCCACCAAGCTGGGGAGTTTAAGCGGGTCGGCCATAGCCATATCCTGCTCGGTCAAATCATCATCCAGCGCGGAGTTATCTGATATTTGTTTGCGGGCCGGAACGGTATCAACCATCTCCTCGAATATCCCCAAGCCAACCAGCGCATCGGCAAAGCCATCGCGGGTTGCAAAAGCGCGGGCGCGATTAAACAGCATCCGGTCTGGGTATAATTGCCAAGGCCCGAATTTATTCCACAGCCCTGCCCGCACCGCATCGGCCACCGTAAATTGAGCAATAAAAGGCCGCGCAACACCGCGCCGCTTCATTGTGACCCGATACCCGTAGCCTTGCGGCCATTTCAGGATTGGCGTGGTGTCTTTATCAAAATCAGGCCCCACCGTCTCGACAAGCATATCTTCCAATTGACCCGCTTTGGCGACCAACCCTTGAGCGCCATCGCCATAAACGGTAAAGCGCCCGTTGATCGGCACAAGATGCGCAAGGCCAGTTAGCGGGGCCATGCCGATTTCCAAAGATTTCATCACGCCTGCAACCACAAGGCTTGGATTGACTGCGCCGCCTGATCGCCCGCCAACCCTAAAGCCATTGGGGACCATATCGCCTTTAATAAGCGCCGCGCTATACCGCCAAGCCTCGTCTAAATCGCGCGGAATGATTGCCAAGATACCCGAATTGTCGGCGGCGACCATTTTGGTTGGAGCCTTTGCTGCGGGCCGCGTGGCAATCGCGGTGTTTTCTAATTGCTCTGTCATTTTACGCTCCTTAAATTTCATAGCCCCAATTGGGTATTTCTTCCTCGTCCAGCTCATCGACAGGCTCAATATCGAGCCACATATCGGTCCCGTATGTTTCGCAGCATTGCCTAAATTGACGCGTTGCATCGAGCATGATGCCTTGCGCGATTGAGTGCTTAGTCCCGCCTAAGGGATGCCAAAGGCCTCGCGTTATCGGCGCAGCCCCTTTTTGCTGAAAAACCCAAAGCCAGCGCAGATCGCCTTTATAGCTTGCCCACCGCAAGGCAAAATCGCGCCGCACGCAATGCGCCTCATCGCCGCAATCATCAAGGCTATGGATTACCGACACGCCGCTTTGGCGCACCAATTCCTTAACCTCGTTGATGCCCTCCAAATAATGCGCGGGCTGCAAGAAATAGGCAAAATCCGAAATGGTCCGTGCGCAGGCACTTCGCGCCGAGCGGCCATAGCGGTTTTCGTAGGATTTAAGATCGACCACCGCTTTCAGCTTGAGATAATCGACACGCGCTTTTTTCAACACGCCCTGCTTGGGGCAAAGCCAAACCAGCACAACCTCGGGATAGCCTCCGGTAAACGCCTTGGCCAATTCGGGTTGCTGCGCAATCATGCGGTGTGCCACATGAATGCGGATATAATCATCGCGTTCGATTAAAGAGCGTTTGCCTGCCCGCTTTCGCGCTCGCCCGATAATATCATCCCAAACTTGCGCTCGCGGGTTGGCATGAATCAGCTGGTTAACCCAATCCTCCTTTTTGGCCGCCCGCGAACCACCTTTGCCATCGTCAACTTTGGTTGCTGGTTTTTGCCCCAATTTTTCAATTTCCGCCTTGATCTCCGCAGCCGCGTCAATAGCGTCGGCATGATCCTCTTTCGCAGGCAGAGGATAAAACCGCTCGTCAAAGGCTTTGCGCCCTTCCATAATCATCGCGTGATAGCCCTTGCCGACAATATTATGCTTTTTCTCCGCGCCAGCATCCGGCTTGTTTTCGGGGTTAAGCCATGACTTTTCCCAATACATTGTAGGGCTGGCCCGCAGCACTTTTGCGCCCGATTGATTGAACGCGGGCATGGCATGATAATCATGCTCGTCCATGCCAAAATATATGCCGGGATTTAAGGCGGGCGGCGTGTTTGCATAAACAGGAATCGCCAGCGCGGCTTCAACTTCAATAAACTGGCGCGGCTCTATACCTTCCCCCGCAATAATTGCAGCCATGCTATCAGGATTGTTCATTTCAATTTCCTTGCTGATTTCATCCTCGCTGCGCGGGCGGAGCTAGGGGAAGCCCGCGCAGTCCGGTCAAATCAGCCCGCGTCGTGTTCGGCCTGCTTTGAAGCTGGGATTTCTTGATCGGGCGAACTCTGCTCATCATCCAAAAAGTCTGCGCCATGCGCAACAAGCCTTGCCGCATCGGCTGAATTCGTAACAGTGCGAACTTCATAACGATCCCGCGCCGCCCGTTGGATTGCAGCCGAGCCGCTAGTTGCTTCGACAACAAACAGTTCGCCGTCTATTTTGTCTTTAACTTCATACGTTGCCATTATAAATCTCCTTCGTTTTCGCTGTTATTGATTGCATCAAGGCTAGCGAATATCGCCTCAATGCGGGGCCGTTGGAGCATGATTTCGCGGGCAACATGCTCGGCGATACCGGGCAAATCAGAAATACCCGCTATAACCTCGGCCATTTCAGATATTGCAGCTTGATTAGCGGTTGCATGGGGCCTGTTTTGATAATCAGCAAAAAAGATGACGGGCTTAGGCATTGGCTAATTCCAAGACCAGCCCCAACGAAGCCCCCAAAAAAACAAGCAATATGACAGCGCATAAGCCAAGCACTAAACCCATATTTGCCTGTGCTGGCGTGGCTTTTACCGCCATGCTGTTATAGGCCCCGCGCAAGCAAATAACAGCCCCCGCCCCAAACGCTAGACTTGATATAATTAATTGCATTTTTGACTCCTCGAAATTTTTGCTTCAAAACATTTGCGATAAAAATAGATGGATTGCAAGCAAAGATTTGCGGCTTGCAAAAATAATCGCAAATCATTATGCGTCAAAAAAAGGAACCAATCACATGACAATCGGATGGCGGCTTGGCAGGCCAAAAAAATCAGCCAGTAAATTGGTTAAAACAGGAAGCCCCGCAGATCGCATCGTCAACGATATGTGTGGCGGTGTAGCGGAAGTGAACCGCCATACAGGGATTGCGCCGTCAACAATTCAATCGTGGCTTAAGTCCGGAAGAATACCGCCGACGCGCCGAGCAATTATTGAATCTTTGGCGAAACAAAAAGGCCACAAGCTATCGGATGCCGATTTTGTGATGCCCAATGGCAAATAAGCCAGCGGGCGGCGATAGGTCAAAGCGTTGGCCCCGCGATCCTTATGATTGGTACAGGGAACCGCCTTGGCTTGTCGATCAAATGTTTGCGCAAATCGAGTTCCCCAATTGCATCATTTACGATCCGTGCTGCGGTGCGGGCGCAATGCTGGACGGCGCACGTCGCGCTGGCTATGCAACAATGGGTTCAGATTTAGTAAGGCGCGGGGCGCAGCATCCCTTTGCTATCGGCAACATCTTGCAAGTGCGCGAGGTCCCTGTTCCTGAAGGCAAAAGCTTGGCCATCGCTTGCAACCCGCCTTATGGTTACGAAGACAAAATATGCGAGCGAATTATTCGCCACGCCATCGCTTTGCCGAATGTTGAAAAGGCGGTTTTTGTCGTGCCTTTGGCGTTTTTGTCATCCCAAGACCGATGGGAGTTTTTCAGCCGCGAATGCCGCCCTTATGCCGTTCACATCTGTTCAGAGCGCCCTACCATGCCGCCCGGCGCAATGATCGAAGCAATGGGCGATGCGGCATATAAAGGGGCCATGCAAGATTATGCATGGCTTGAATATAGGCGCGGGCATAAAGGCCCCACCGAAACGAAATGGATGCGCCCGCGTGGCGTGGCATAACCGGGCAATTCCGCCCCAAAACGAGGAGTAAAAAATGGCTAAAGCAAAAGACGAGGCGCTATCTACCGCTGCGATGGAAGAGGCAATGCAAGCCGTGGAATTTGATTCCAGCAAGCTGCAAACCGGATTAGTTAGCGCGATGCTGGCCCAAATCCAACATCATCCAAAGCCGTGGACAGCTATACCGGAGGAAGAACAACGCGATATTATTGCTCAATTGGATAATGCCGCTCGGCATTTTATTGGCGAGATTGTCACTTTGATCCGCGCCAACGGCCAGCCTGCAATTCGTGGCTTATTGGAAAAATATACCGACAAAGGCGATATTGTCGCCACGCTGAAAATCAGCAAATTTGGTACGGACGGCGCAGAGGTTGACGTTATTGGAGTATTGCATAAGGCGGTCGGCAAATATGTTTTGCTAACGCCAGCCAGCGCCGAGGAATTTAACGGCGGCGGCGATTTGCCCGAGGCTATGCCAGACGCGCCGGGCCTTGTATTCGAAACCGAAGGCGATGAAGCCGAATTCTAAACTGATATGACCGGACGGCGGGCAGGCCCGCCGCGAGGCTGATATTAGTGGGGGCAGCATGAATTATTTTGAAATTGCATTGCAGGCATGGCTGGCTATCGGGCTGGTTATCTTTATCGGCGGGACATGGGCCGATCCAGCTACGCGCTGGAGCAAATTGCGCGAAGGCATAGCTATAGCGATAGGCTTTGTGCTTGTCGTAATACTTTGGCCGCTGGCGCTTTGGGTATTGATCCGCGATGCAAAATAACACTCAAGAGCATCGCGCATGGCAAAAGCAGACGGCATTGCGAAAAGTGACCGATTTGCGCAATGAAGCTGAATATATCGGACGGCCTATATCTGATTTTCAATTGGCAAATGCCGCCGCTGCGTATGCTGGCGCGAGTGAGCGCGATGTCCTTAAATGGATGCGCGGGCAGTGACAATTAACGCCCGCAAAGCCCTTGCGCTGACAATTGAAGGGCGGCCCCAGCGATGGATGCGGACAACCGAATATTTCAACGAAGCCAAGGGCCGCATGGTTCGGATTAACGAAAAAAAGCCGCGAGCGCATAAGGAAATGGTTGCCAGATTGGCCGCCCTTAAATTCAAAGGCCCACCGATTACTTGCCCCATAATCCTAGAAATGCGATTTATCTTTGCCATCCCAAAATCATGGCCTCCCGCCGTTCGCCAAGCTGCGATAGAGGGCAGATTGCCGCATACGGTTGATCCGGACGCCGATCAGTTAATTAAGCAAATCCAAGATTCTTTGACGGGCCTGATCTATGTCGACGACAATCAAGTCTGGCGCTATCACAACACGTTTAAGCGCTACGGCGCACCGGAGCGCACGGAAATCATTGTGTGGGCATGTGATACCGATCCCGGCGCTTTGACGCCATCCCAAGCGCGGTTGCAAAAGCGCCAAGCGCAAAAGCTTTTATTGTGATTATTTGCCGATCAAATCGGCGTCTCGAAAGATTCGCAATTAGTCGCAAATATCGCTATCCGAGTCGTGCCAACGCAAAGGGGCCGCTGTTTCCAGCGACCCCAGAGGTTGCATTCAATCTTTTCGAGGAGAGTAAAATGCCTGAACGATATAGCCAGCGAATTTCAGCCGCGCAAGCCCCTATTCCAGTGATAAATCAGGCTGGGGCGGAGCAATGAGCATTCGCCTTATGAATCAGGTTTGGGATATGGAATTGGCGGCCAGCCAAAAGATTGTCCTTTTGGCGCTCGCCGATCAAGCAAATGACGAGGGATATTGCTGGCCAGCCATACCAACAATAGCGCGGCGCTGCTCAAGGTCCGAGCGCACAATTTTTGCTATGCTGCTTGAATTGGAAACTGGCGGACATTTAAGCCGCCGCCAGCGGACAGGAACAAGCACGGTTTATATCATTCATCCAGATAGTCTTGCAGGGGGTGAAAATCTCGCACCCCCTGCAAATTTCGCACCTATACCCCTGCAAGAATTGCACCCCACCCCTGCAAATCTCGCACCCAAACCATCAATGAACCACCAAGGAACCACCATTTTTGGCAAAAAGCCAAAAAACAAATCTCAATTTCCGGATGGATTTGAACCGATAATGACTGGCCTTACCAAAGAGGCTGTCGATAATTGGCCAGCGCATCGGATTAAACATGAGCTGGCGCAATTTGCCGATTATCACAAATCCCGAGGGTCGTTGATGCTTGATTGGCAAGCGGCATGGCGGACGTGGGCGCGGAATGCAGATAAGTTTTTGAGGAGCAAAAATCATGGAAACGGAAACAAAGAATCAGGTCGCAACGGTTTTCTCGGAGCAATTGCTGACGACGAGCGTACAAGCCGTGTTGAGCAAGGCCAATGGGATCGAGGCGATCAAGGCAACAATTTACTCTGATGCCGACCGCGCCGCGCTAATACCTATTGCATCGGCCCGCCCGCCCGCCATTCCACCGATCAAGGAGAATGATTTGCGTCAAGCGTTAGCAGGGCTGGCACACATGCCGCACAGGGATAGCGGTGAATTGGGCGGAAAGATCATGCTGGCGGCCTATAAGAGCCGTTTGGGTACTCTGCCAGCCGAAGCGGTCTATTACGCTTGCAGGGCATGGCTGGACACCGAAAAATGGTTCCCCGCCATATCGCAGTTAAAGGCGCTGGCCGCCGAATGGGTAAGTCCGGAGCAAAAAACGATTAATCGGGCGCAATTTATCTTGCGCTGGGGCGGTCGTCCCCGCGAGCCTTTGCCACCGCCTGATGACGCCGAGCGCAGAGCGTTCAACAGCCAAATGCGGCGGATTGGATGCGATAGCCGATATTTTTCTGGCGAAGCCGAGCCGCGCCCCATTGCGCAAGGCGAGGCCGAGCCGGAATGTGATCCGGATGATTTAGAGCTTGCGGAAGATTTGCGAGGGGATTAAGAGTCCGTTTATGGTCGATATACGGCCTATTGATTGAAGGGATGGACGCGGGGGCAGTACCCGCCATCTCCACCATCTGCACCGCAAGCCAAAATAGCTAATTGGTCGCGGCGATAAGTATCTTGATGCGAAAAACGGTTTGTCTCCGTTGCGTTGCGTTGCGTTGCAGTTGATGGGGATGAAACAGGATCGACATTCCAGATTGAGATAGATTGCGCCCCGGTTTGGCCCGCCCCGAGAAATGCGGACAAGAAGACTTAACCGTCAACAACAACCAGCCAGCAATGGCACTGGCCGCCTAAACAGCGGTCGCGGCTCCGGGGAGCCGGGCAACAGAATCCCCGACGTTATCCGCGCAAGCGGTCCGGCGCTAACAGCTCGCCCGCGTTAGCGCCGGAAAATTGCCCGACGCCCGCAAAGGGCAGGGTCGCACCCCTTGCGGAGCCAGACCGCACTAAATCCGGTGAGGGCGGAGGGGGTTTTTGGGCAAAATCTAAAATATCCAAATATAAGCAGGCCGCAGACTTTCACCCTGCCTGTCGTTTATCGCAAATCTTTGCTTGCAATATTTCCAACAATAGGCAAAATGGCGCTATGAACATTTGCGAATCAGATAAGTCAAAACGGCAACCGCGAGCGGCGGCGCATATTCGCCATCACGGCCTTTTTATCGACACATCTTTTAAGAAAAACGGGCCTGTTGATTATTATGTTGTTGAGGGCGGGCGGGGGCGTTTTTACCATCTTGAGGATGCAAAAAAAGTAGCAGCGCATAGGGCGGCGGCATATCTAATTAGGAAGGCTGAATAAAATGAACAAACTATATGCATATCCGGGCGGCGATGAAGTGGCCTGTGGCGTTCATGTCGGCGTGTCCGCCGTTGAGGCTGCTTCTTATGCCGCACCGCGACCTTGGACGCTTATTGATGAAAGCAATTCAGCCCATCCATTTGTCGAAATACGCTCGCTCGGCAGAATATCGCCTATAGCTTATAAATATGCACCAATGCCGCATGAGGTGCAAGATTTTGCGCATATCGTGGATTGTGTAAATGCAATCCACGATGAACTTGACCCTCGAACGCCGGAATATGGGGTGGCTACATGACCAGCAATATTGAATGGACAAACGAGACTTGGAATCCGGTTGTGGGATGCTCGCTGGCATCGCCGGGATGCACCAATTGCTACGCGATGAAAATGGCGGGTAGGCTGGAAGCTATGGGCGTTGAGTCCTATCAAGGCACGACGCAGAAAAGTAAGGCAGGCTTTGTCTGGACAGGGAAGGTGAATTTCAATGAGGCGGCGCTGCTAAAACCGTTCAAATGGAAAAAACCGCGCCTGATTTTCGTCAACAGCATGAGTGATTTGTTCCATCCCGCCGTACCAGATGAAGTGATTGACAAGGTTTTCGCGGTCGCGGCGCTTTGCCCGCAACATACGTTCCAGATTTTGACCAAGCGGTCGGCGCGGATGCGGGAATATTGCAATGATCCACAAACACCGGAGCGGATAGCGCTCATAATAATAGAACAGGCAAGCGATTGGTCGATTAAGGGCGAAGACTGGCTTAAGCCGCTGGGCAACCGCGCCAAAGAAGAAGACCCGTCCTTTGTGGGGTGGCCGCTACCCAATGTCTGGCTAGGCGTTTCAGTTGAGGATCAAGCCCGCGCCGATGAACGCATCCCTGATTTGCTTGATACCCCTGCCGCCGTGCGATTTTTGAGTTGCGAGCCGTTGCTTGGGCCGATCAACATAACAAGCATTGCGCCGCGCCCAAGCGCCGAGGATTTGAAATACTGGCCTTCAACCATGCCGCTGCCATACCCACCGGAGTGGGGGTGTTTGCCGTGGATTGATTGGATAATTGCTGGCGGCGAAAGCGGCCACGGCGCTCGCCCGATGCACCCCGATTGGGCGCGGTCACTGCGAGATTAATGCGCGGCGGCGGGCGTCCCGTTCTTTTTTAAGCAATGGGGGAATTGGCAAGCGGTTGAGTTTGAAAACGGGAAATCATCAGAATTAAACGAACAATACGCTCAATTAGTAAAAATTGAATTACACGCATTTGATGACTTACAACTTATGGAGCGGGTCGGCAAAAAAGCCGCTGGCCGCCATTTAGACGGCGTGTTGCATAATGGATTTCCCGAATGCCGAGATAAAGGATCAAAATGATGTTGCGAGAAATAAACAAATTTTGCACAAAGCATAAAATGGCAGATTCACGATTTGGCCGCGAGGCAATAAAAGACCCGCGCCTTGTGGGGGATTTGCGCAGAGGCCGCAGTTTAAGCGCAAAGACGGCGGCAAAGGTGTCCGCTTATATTGAATCTGGTCCTATTGATGGCGTCTAAATCTTGCCTCGCCCATGATTTTTATCGCGCAAAATTCGCGCAATGGCTTGCTGGTCAATCCATTATTATTGAGCCATCAAAAGGCGATTATGAATTGCTTCGCTATAGTTATGGCCGCGAGACTTGCTTGGTGTTCAAGAAGCCTAGCAAAGGCCGGATAACATTTAGTTCGATGCAATGCTGGGAGCATTATTTGTCATTTTTGCAGGCGGGCGTTATAGCCCCGCCGGAAATTAAACCAGCACCCATACATACAGCCCCGTTGCGCGATCATTATCGGCTTTACACCGACGCAAGCCTAAATAGCCAAACTTGCGCGGGCGCTTGGGCCGCTATTCTGGTTTGCCCTGATAATTCGGCGCAAGAAGTATCCGGGCCGCTTAAGGGTGATATTCTATCCAGCACTGCCGCCGAAATTGCTGCGGTTGCCAATGCAATGCACCGCTTTCTGGCTGGGGGGATAATCAGACCAAATACTCAACTTGTCGTGCTTTGTGATAACAAGGCAGCCGTAGGGTATCTATCAAGGCAAAAGTGCAAACCTCGCGGATTGTCCGCAAATCAAACCAAGGCAGCATTTGCCTACATCAAGGGCCTTGCATCGAAGGATTGCCTTCACATAACCGCAAAATGGGTGCGCGGGCATCAACCCGAAAATGCAGAAAGCCTCGACATCACAATGAACCGCCGGGCTGACAAACTAGCCCGCAAGCACGGCCTGAAATTGCACCGTGAGCGCATGGCAAATGCAAAGGAAGAGAAAGTTCAATGCTTCGCATAGCCAAAAATACCGAAATAATTTGCCGCAGGCTAGGGTTGGAATTTGCTGATCTTGCCGATTGCCCGGATGGCATATTTTTTTGGCCGGAATGGCTAAATAGCAAAATGTATCGCCGTGCATATCAGCTTTGCGTGTTGCGAATTGTTGATCCAGCGCTGCCCCATCAAAGGATGCGCCTTACCCCGCAAGGCAGGGCTGTTCGAGATTTATATAAAGCAAAAAAGGATTTGGCGGCAGCCTCGTTGCGGCATAAGTTGCGGACCGCCTATCTATCAAACAGTATATAAAAGGGCCAAGCGAACACAAATCCCATATCGGCAACAAACCCGCGTGATTTGCTTTTTGCCACCATGTACATGCCAATAGCGGCCCATGCTGCACATATCATTAAGCCTAGCCCGCCGCCCATTTCCTCAATCACAATCCAAACCACAACCCAAGCCAAGAACATGGCGATTTCAATAAAGCCCTTCATGTTGATTCCTCTTTTTCATGAAGCGTGAAGCCTATTTCAATGCCGAAGCAAAAAGCCATTTCCGCGATGAATCCCAATGGTATAGGCTGGCCCTCCTTTCCTATCTGGTAATTTTCGCAGAAGTCACGAACGCGGGTTTCTAATTCATCAATTTTCATTTTCAGTCTCCTTATTTGCCAGATCGATCAAAACATCGGCGTGGCACGGTCCACGGTCCAGAGCGCACCAACATGCAAGGTCTTTGCCGCGCAGCGTGGCGATATTGTCCAAAATATATCTTCTCTTGGCCAGATTAAATTCAAGGCCAAGGCCGCTGGCGATGGCAACCATTCCATTTAGCAGGTGCCTGAAGTTCGCAACACATTCTGCCCTTGTGCCATCTTTGCCGACAACAAACGGGTTTCCGAATTTGCCGGGCCGCGCAACATTGATCGCGTTCTCTGGCAAGCGCCATCCCTTAGCGCGGGATAGCCGGAGCCGAGGGCAACGACTCCACAAACGTACCTTGAACGCAGCAAGTCATGTGTAATGCGGTGACCGCATCCTTAACGCCTTCAATGCCAGTTTCGATCAACCCAAGCTTGGTTTGATATTCTTCGATCAGGTCATGGACCGTAACAGGGAGGGCAATAGGGCCAACAGACAACGGCAAACGGCGCGGAATGTCATTTATGCTTGCAACCAATGCCACTAAAGCATCTAACAATTCAGGCGCAGCATCCCTAATAGCAGCATCACGCTTGGCCCTGTCGTTCACCTCTTGAAAATACTGATCTCTGGTCATGCCGCCCCTCCCCGAACAATCCGCCTAATAACCGACGCAGGCTTACAAAGAGCAACAGTAGAAACCCTCCTCCCTGCCTTATGATAAAGACTAAACAAAGAAACCCCCGGCATATTGCCTGACTTAGGCAAGCGGCTCGCATGAAGCACAAAGCCATCGCGCTCGAACTGATGATAAATACTCATAATTATTCCTTCCGTATAGGCGGGGAGAAGTCCCCTAGAACGACTCCAATATAATCAAATTGACGCAAAGAGCAAGAGATTTGCGACGTTTCCTCAATATCAAATAAATCCCGTTGCGCCTGAAAACATTTGCGGGCAAGTAAGGCGCATGACCAAACCCCATCCTGTCGGCGTTCGCGCTATATCGAGCTTATCCCATGACCCGCGCAATGCGCGAACACATAGCGAGGCGCAGATTGAGCAAATCGCGGCTTCTATCGCGGAATTTGGCTTTGCGGTCCCGATAGCGGCGGATGCTTCGGGCGTAGTGCGGGCGGGTAACGGGCGCTTGGATGGCGTAGCGTTATTGCTTGAGCGCGGCCAATCAATCCGCTGGCCGGATGGAACACCGATCAAAGACGGAATGATCCCGGCTGTTGATTGCTCTGCATGGACCGAGGCGCAATGCAGGGCCTATGCGCTGGCGGATAACAAAATTGCGCTAAACGCGGGCTGGGATCAGCAAATCCTAGACGAGGAATTGGCCGCTATTGCCGCAATGACCGATGATATTGATTTGCGCTCAATTACGGGCTTTGACGATGATGAATTTAGCGCATCACTAGCACGCCTAGTCAACATAGACAGGCAGGGCGAAGATGACGAGGTCTCCCCCCCCCATTGTTGCGCAAAGCCTCATCGGTGCTGGGCTAGAAATACGAGCGCAGATTATATGGAACAAAAATAACTTTGTGATTGGTCGTGGTGATTATCATCCAAAACATGAGCCTGCCTGGTATTGCGTCCGCAAGGGGCGGTCCGGAAATTATATCGGCGGACGCAAGCAATCGACCGTCTGGGACATCAGCAAGCCACAAAAATCCGAAACTGGCCATAGCACCCAAAAGCCAGTGGAGTGCATGAAGCGACCTATGGAGAACAACTCTAAGCCCGGTGATTTTGTTTATGAACCGTTTAGTGGCAGCGGCACTTCAATCATCGCAGGCGAGATGATCGGGCGTCGGGTTCTGGCTATTGAACTCAATCCATCTTATGTGGACGTAGCTATAATCAGATGGCAGAATTTCACTGGCCAAACTGCCATGCTTGAAGGCGGAGGAGCTTATGCGGAGGTTGCTGCGCAAAGGGGCGTGGACATAACCAGTAATCACAGGGGATAGGGCGGACACCTCGGCACGGTATCGGGGGAAACAGGCTTAGGCGCTTGCCGCCTGATTTCAGCGTCCCACCGCGCATACCAATCCGCCAGCCCAGCGCGATAGATCGCCATGCGCCTTTGGTGATAAAACGCAAAAACATCATCTATAGGGATAATGCCAAGCGCCCAATTCGCCACCCTGCAATCATTCATGCCAAGAGGGCGCTTTCCAGCTTTTTCTTGCGCGTATATTTTCCGCAAAATAACGAGGAGGCTATCTAGCTCGGATTGCGTCTCTTGGGGCGGCCCTGCCTTTCGCGTCATTTCAAAATTGGCGCGATGACCGAACGGCATCCCACAATCGTCTTAATTTAGATTTTTGTTCTTTTGGCCTGTTTGCCAGCCCTGTATTTTTTTCGGTTAAATATTCTTCGTAAGGCCTGATGGCAGGGCGTTGCTTTTGCTTTATTCCGAAAGCCCAACAGAGATTAAGCGCGGCAAGTTCCTGTTGAAATATAACCAGCTTGCCATCAATAACATTGATTTGGATGACTCGTTGATCAGAGCTATCTTTGCTATGCTTTGCGACCAGATCAATTGCCCCCTCGCGTATATCTAGCCACCAATTGATTGCGTCTTCGCTTGGCATGGGCTTTCCTTCAATGTTTTTCATGGCCTATTCTCCTTGATTGCGGGTTTTGCGGGAATATTTAGGGGTTGTCCAAAGCCTATTGGGAACCTTGCGCACGGCGTCCTTATCCTGCGCTTCGACCCGTTTGAAAAATTCTGCGAAATAAGCAACTTCGCGGGGCATTCCGATCAGGCTTAAAAGCTGGATTGTTTTGCCTTCCATAGGGCCGTGCAAGCAGGCGCGAAATGCCCCTTTTTATGAGCAACAATTTGTAATTTTCCGCCCAGCGCAAGAATGCTCGCTCGCCCGCGCCGGACATCATTGTTAAGCAGCCGCCGGATTAAAACGCGGCGGATTCTATTGCGGTTAGTGCTATCAATGCAGGTGGCGGCAAATCCGTAGGGGTCGAGGAAGCCATGCGGAATCTTTCCGCCAGCGCCGTAAAGCCAAGCAACAATCATATCAGCGCGTCGGCAAATGCCAGCGCAATAATCAAGATCACTACCTGCGCCGAGGAATTCAAAATCAGCGGGAGGGATATGCTCGGGCAAGGGCCTGATTTTCGGAAAGCGTGGTTTAGGGTTAAACATTGGCTTGCTCCTTTATTTTTTGGGCCAGCGCGACTCGGGATGCGTTGCAATCAATGGGATAGCTTTGCGGCGTGATCGCATAGGCTAACGCCTTGCGCCCGAAACGAGAATATGTCGCCTCAAGCCTGTCGGCGGCAATGCGGGCGGACGCATAATCAGCAAATCCGCGCTCTACATATTTTTCATAGGGGCCGCAGCGCAGAAATGCGCTGTACTCCTTGGACTCCGCAATAGCGCGGGCCAGAAGCATTTCTTCATCGTCTATCTTTTTGGCCATCTTAAATCTCCTAAACAGGCGGGGCGATGCCCCTTAGTCTCATTGGTATAGTCGCAAATGTTTCTCATTGCAATAGGACTCGCACTTCTTTTTGCGCCTTGCTATCAAGGGGCATGGCTAAAGGCATAAATCGAACGATTGACGGGCGGCAAGACATTCCGAAGCCCAGCTACTATCCGACGCGAGCTGACGACCGCCGCTTGCAGCATAATCCGCCTCATATCCCCACCGAAGAGTCGCGCCAGCGGGTGCAAGACCTATCGCGCGTTTGCACTCAAGGGCAGATCGCAATCCTGCTGGATATATCGGTAAGCACGCTGCAAAAACATTATGAGCGCGAGATGGAATTGGGTATCGCAAAGGCGGCGGGCGCAATCGGCGTCAAGATGATCGAGAAGGCAATGACTGGCCATTTTGCGTCAATGGCATTTTTCCTTGCCCGGCGCGGCGGCTGGAATGACAAGCATGAGGTCATCATCCCCAAAGGTGCGCTCATCAAGCAATATAATCTGGGCGACAAAAGCCCCGAGGATTTGGAGAAGCTTTTGC